CTGAAACCAATAAGGCTGTAAGAATTATCAAGGACTACGACCTTGTAGAGCTTAGCATTGTAGACTCACCAATGAATCAACTTTCAAATGTAATGTCTGTTATTAAGTCTGAGAATGGACTCGCCCTAAAGGGCATGGTAGCTGAAACAGCTACCTCTAATGTTTTCTGGTGTAGTTCTGATAATGTTGCAAAGGTATCCGATAGCGAGTCTCTGGACTGTATCTGTGGGAACCAAATGCAAAGCATTGGATGGATTGAGTCATCAGAGATTGACAAGGCAGATTCTGTTCGTGAAGTTCTTACTAAGTTCTTGAAGTCGGGAAACACCTTGCAAAAAACAAACGAAGGAGGTATAGAAATGGCAGAAACAGAACTTATTGCTGAAGTTGATTCAGTAGAGGTTTCTAGCGCAACTGAGGTTCCTGTTGTGGAAGAAGATAGTAACGTTGAAAAGGCTGTCGTGATCTCTGAGGTTGATGATGACGCAGTTGAGGCCACTCCCGATGCAGATGAAGCAGAGGAAGCCACTGAAGAGACAACTGACACTGAAGAAGCAGCTGTTACCGAAAAGTCGGTATCGCTTGATGCTTCCGTAGTGGATGAACTCAAGTCTTTTATTCAATCGACGATCGCTGAGCTTGTCTCAGAAAACTCGACGACTATCGCTAATTTTAATCATTCAATTGCTACGCTAGAGTCACGTGTTGACGATATCACTAAGCAATTCAGTGATTCTGTATCAAATGTCACTTCAAAGGTTGACGAAGTTTCCGGTAAGATCGGTGAACTTTCTGACGCAGTTGAGAAGGTAGACAAGGATACAGCAATTAAGAAGTCCGACGACCTTGGCGGGTCTACGGCTGTTACAAAGAAAGACAACATCTGGGGCGGCAGTTTCCTCGACGCAGCATCCCTGTGATACTAAAAATACAAAAACGAAAAGGTGGTGAAAAATAAATGAGTAATGAACTTCTAGAGAAAGTAATCGCTACTACTGAGGTTGGTGCAGGTGGTGGTGGTTTGCTCAACCCTGAGCAAGCTAACCGCTTCATCGACTACATGTGGGATTCTACTGTTCTCGCTAAGGAAGGTCGCATTGTGAGAATGAAGTCTGACACAATTGACATTGACAAGGTCAATGTTGGTCAGAGAATCGCTCGCTTGGCGACTGAAGGTGTTGATGATGGTGTCAACGCCAGTGCTACGTTCACGAAGATCTCGCTGACTACCCAAAAGATTCGTCTTGACTGGGAGCTGACGACCGAAAGCCTCGAAGACAACATCGAAGGCAATGGGTTGGAAGACCACATTGCGAGAATGATGGCTACCGCTCTTGGTAATGACCTTGAGGACCTGGCTATCAATGGTGACACAGGTTCGTCGGACCCGCTGCTTAAGGCTTTTAATGGTTTTAGCAAGCTTGTCACGGCATCTGGATCTGGTGCAGCTGTCGTTGACGCTGCTGGTGCAACCCTTAGTGGAACTGGTTCATCTGATGGTAAGGCAATCTTCAACAAGGCTATTAAGAATATGCCTCGTAAGTACTTGCAACGCCGCAATCAGTTGAACTTCTACGCGGGCTCAAACCTTACGCAGGACTACCTGTACGGTTTGACCAACGTGTGGGTCAACAACGGTAACCCTCAAGATATCGCTTCTAGCGTTATCCGAGGTGACGTTGTCGCTCGCAGTGGTGACGCTGGTACGGTTACCCCGTACGCATTCGGCATCCCCGTGAAGGAAGTCCCTCTGTTCAGTGAGACTGAGACGGGTACGTATTCTGGCGCTTCTGGTAGCCACGGTTACGTTGACCTTACCTTCCCACAGAACCGAATCTGGGGCATTAAGCGCGAAATCACGGTTCACCGTGAGTTCAAGCCTAAGAAGGACGCGATCGAATACACCGTATTCGTTCGTGCCGGTGTTCAGGTTGAGAACAGCGAAGCTTATGTTCGCGTGAATAACGTGAAGCTTAGCTCGTAATATAACTAAATAGTTGTTGGGCCGGGATTAACTTCCCGGCCCAACTTCGTTTAGTGTATAGTTTTATGGTATACTTATTTTGATACAAGGAGGATAAATGTCTTTTACTGCACTTAAGGTTGCTGAATTAAAAAATATCGCTGATGAATTTGGCGTTGAAATTGATGGTGTTACAACTAAGACCGCAATTATTAATGAACTTCAGGATAATGGAGTTACATTTGAACTTTACAACAAGACTCAGTCTCTAGTTGAAAATACTGCTTCTGCTGAAGAAGTTTTTTCTGTGCATGGAGCTAGGACTGATAATTCCAAGAAGCCAGAGAAGTCAGAAGACATGCTCCTGGTTAAGATGGAAAGATCAAATTTGGTCTATGAACTTTATGGTGTTAGATTTACCAAGGATCACCCATACGCCCTCGTAGACATGGACACAGCTCAACAAATTTTTGAAGTTGGGGAGGGTTTTAGGCCTGCTACTCCTAAAGAGTTGCAAGACTACTACGGATAAAAATGATTGAAATTCTTAAGAACACCTCACCACAGGTGGCTCTTAATATATACTCTGGAACATTAGATGATGATCCAGCCGTCGAAGTCTCCTTTGGAAACAATGTTGTGTACTTGTCAGGAGTTAAAACAACCCCTACCCCCCTGGGCACCTCAGAACAGTGGACAGTATCACTACCACTGGAGGCTACAGCTATCCAGCAAACGGTAGAGGTTCATTGGTTTTTTCATATAGATGGAGACGAGCTTGAACAACGATTTTATTACGACATAGCGACTCCATTAATTATGCCCATTGATGCAGCAAATGAATTGGGCTTTAGTCTTTCTCCCACCTCTTCAAAGTATAGGTCAGAAAAAGAGTTGCTATCTGCAGAGAGATTAGCTAGGTACACAATAGAAGAAGTTACCGGACTTTCCTTCGGCCAAGAGTCTAAAACAGTAACTGCCTATGGACAGAATAACGACGTTCTCGTACTTAATGAGCAAATTCTTTCTATATCTCAAATAAAAGAAAATGGTGTTGTTGTTTACAACCCGACGGACAATATAAATGAATTTGTATATACATTTGAGCCGACAGAATCTGGACGGTCAATCCGAGTTGCTAACTATGGTGACATACGTGAGTATGAGGGTGAGCCATTAATAAATATAGCTGGAGGTAACTCGGAGACCAGCTATAGCTCCACAGGGCTTAGGGCTAGTGCTTTTAGGGGTGGAAGTAGATATGAAGTAACTGGTACTTATGGATTTAATAGTGTCCCTGGAGATGTTCAACAGGCAGCCATACTACTTATCAATGACTTCCTTTGCCAAGAGTCTACCTGGCGGACTAAGTATGTTCAGCAAGCATCTATGAGTGACTTTAAGTTTACATTCCTTGGGGAAGCCTTCTCTGGAACAGGTAATGCCATAGCAGATAGGATTCTTTCCCGCTACCAAACTCTGGGTATGGTTGTAATCTAATGTACGGATGCCTAACATCCGCCAAGTATCATTCCTATGCAGACGTAATGGAAGTTGTTGCAACCCAGAACCCTGCAACGAAGGAGATCAGTAGGACCTGGACAGTAACGGATACTTTTATGTGCGACGCACAGTCTATTAAAAGCGAGGGAGCTTCTGACACGGCAAACAATAAAAAGTTTAATAAGGAGTACTCAGAGGAGCAGAGGATAAAGGTTCTTTCTAAAAGAAAGTTAAACAAAAGGCAAAGAATTACAAACTTAACGGATAAAGATGGAAACTTTATCTGGACTGTTCCTGGAATACCAGGAAATCCCTCAGTTTTTGAAATTGCCAGCGTAAGCCCCCTGTTTGATATGTTTGGAAATGTAATGGAGTATGAAATTATGGCCAAGGAAGTATTTACTCAAAATGGAGAATAAGCCAAGTATAAGAGTTATGAAAAACCCTAAGCCAGGGAATCGTAAACTTAACATTTCTACTAATGCTCCAGCTGTAATTTCATCTGTATTAAACTATGAGCTAATGGTAGCCTGGCATTCAATGGCTGGTCCTGTAACGAGAAATAGATTTTTTGATGAGGCCTTTGATGAATTAGAGTACAACTTTGGACAATATTTAGATACTAAGGCTGGATCTAACCCTAAAGCCTTACAGCACGTATACGAATGGGGTCAGAATGGCTCTACAAGGCTATGGAAATTAAATAAAACTGATGTTGGGGATAATGGGTTTAAAGTTAAATTTAATTTTCTGCAGTCCCGCAGGGTGTCCCCGATAGATCCAATACTACTTGAGCCAGGTCCTAGTGGAAAATCTGTAAAAAGATCTGCTGTTTTTAAGAATAAAGCGGCTGTCATGGAGTATGGAGATAGGGTAACAATATCTCCAAAAAAGTCAAAGTATTTGGCAATACCGGTTAAAAATATATCTGGAAACTCAAAGGATAAAGGTATTGTCTTTAGTAATAAAAGTGTAAGCATAAGTAATGTTGGTGGAAAAGACGCAAAGCTTTCCTTTACAAAATCATTCAGCTCTTGGATGTCGACCAAGGGGTCTTCAGTCGTAAAAAATGGCAAGGCTGCTAAGAAGCTTGAGAGAGTAGCTAGGGTGTCTGCCCAGAATGTTCCTTCTAGGATTAGGTCAATTTCAATGAAGGGAAAGATTTCTGCTTCGGAAATTGATGCGTTGGCCCAATCCGCGGTAGAGGGTAATTGGCGATGAGTATTTACAAGAAGTCACCAGCATATGATGTAATCAATTACCTATGGGCAAAGCTACAGGAGTCCGAAGTTCTAGACGCTACTGACTACTACCTCGACGATTTTGAGGATAACATTGTTCCAATTATCCCTGTTCAGGATCAGCCAGAATTAGCCAACTATCTGAAAAATAAAGCATATATTGTTTATGATTTTATTGGATATCCTCAAACGGACGATGACTTCTTTGTCAATGAAGAAGCTATAATGTTCACAATATTTTGCCCTAATTTTTCTAAAATTATGGAGATTGTTCGTGTTTTTAACGAATGCTTTAGGGGAAAAGACCAGGCTGCAAAGAAGCTTCAAGCAGCTCCAACTACTACGGGAACATTTTTCTTTTATTCAACAAGGATAGATGGAATAGACATATCTGGCCAGGCATCTAAGGAGTCCGGAAGAATCACTGGGGAAATTTGTGTGTGCTACAGGTTTGGGGAAATAATGGACAAATCGGGATTTTACGCCTAAAGATTTGCTTTCTGGACCTTATTTCAGTATAATTCGATACGAGGAAACAAGCCTAGCCAGCTAAAAAAATTAAAATATTAAGGTGGTGAAAAAATTATATGGCTGCTTCCGTAAGAAATATTATCGTTGGTGCCGCACAGCTTTTTGTTAGTGCAACTGCCAGCCAAACCGGTAACCCCGTTGCAAACCTCCCGACCCTTTCGTCTGGATCCTCTGCTGCGACTACCGTGACTGCTGACGCCAACTGGAGAGACGTGGGTTACACGACCAATGGTCTCGAGTTGTCGTACGAGCCTGACTTCGGTGAAATTGCTGTTGACCAGTTGCTTGACGCTGCTCGTTTGTTCAAGCAGGGTCAGAAGGTTATGCTGAAGACTGAGTTTGCTGAGGCCACTCTTGAGAACTTGTTCGTTGTCATGAACCAGACCTCTGGTTACAATACTGACAATGCGAAGAAGGAATCAGGAACCTTGATCAGTGGCGTTACTAACGCTATTGAAATTCAAGGTGGTACCCTTGGTGACTATCCTGTTGAGCGTTCGCTTATTGCCGTTGGTCCAGGACCTCGTCCAACCTCCGGTAACAACGAGCGTGTCTACTACGCTGCTCGCGCTATGTCGATGGACGCTTCTGCGCACGGTTTGAAGCGTGACACGGGAACTTTCTTCCCTGTCTCGTTCCGACTGTTGCCAGTTGCTTCTACCAGCAACGCGTACGGTAAGATCATTGACCGATCCTACTAAAAATAGTTAAAAATGGTTGGGCCTCAGATTTTTCTGGGGCCCTTCTGTTTTGCTAAATTCTAAAAACTTTGGTATACTTGTCTAGACAACAGGAGGTTAATTTAATGGCAAGTCAAGTATTTAAGACAGAAACAATTACGCTTATGTCTGGGCGGGAGATTGAACTCAAGCCACTGAACATTAAGGGTGTAAGAAAGTTTCAACAGAAGCTCAAGGAGTATAACGATGCTCTTGTAAAAGCTTCAGAATCTGATCAGGTTGAAGAGGATGCTTTCCTTGACAACTTTATCGATATGACGCAGGTTTGCCTTGGAAGATTGGCTCCGGATCTCGCAGAGAGTAAGGAACTGATTGAAGAGGAACTG